AAAAGATTATTTAGAACAAAATGGATTTTATAAATTTTCATATTTAACGAACGATGGTCCAAAAATTATAACAGATTATAACGATCATTACAAATATTGCAATATAGTTTGTATAAATAAAAACAGTCATTTTGTTCCATTTTAGACACCATCGGTCATTCTGGCAGCCGACAAGAATTTTTCCACATGTTGCCTAGCAACACGTCGAAAAAAGCTGTTAAAAAATATATAACAAAAGTGCCAATTTTAAATGCCCGTCGGTCTAAAGATAAGGTTAGTGTTGAAGACCTTAATTTGCTCTGTTGGTATCCAAAATTAATGCGATTGATAAAATATTAGAAATTATTACTGAAGAAAACAAAGCACCTGAATGCTCAAAAAAGCCTTACAAACAAGAACTAGATTACCGTAGATTTCTTATTTTAAGCAACGTGTTGCTTAAAATAAGAAATCGTACACTAGTGTTAATTACCGATTATTTTAACACCCAAGCTGCGCTTGGGTGTTGCTTACATTCGGAAATTAACGGTATAAGTGCCGATTTAAAATGCCCACGGGTCTAAATAATCGCATAGCGCGTTCGCATCGTCCTCATATGAATTTCTGCAAAGGATACGTCTTAGTCCCTGCTTCTGATAAATGAATGGGTCGCTCCATTGGTACTGGCATATGGCTAATATCATTTAGATAGTAGAAGTAATACTGGACTTCACTTAGTACGCGGGGTACAATCCAGTCGAGTACAGTACGATTGAGGTCCTCTACCTGCTGGGCAATGCCATCAGGGCGGTTCTGTGCATACTGTAAATAGAGAGAACGCATCACAATTTTAATTTCATCTATATCCTGTGGCTCAATGACCCATTGTTTTGGGCCAGATTTTTCATACACTTCGCGACGGATAGCATTTTGTATACGAGTCATGTTTGCCGGGCTGAAAAATGCCTTGCTAAGGGGAGTTGTTTCCCAATTACCGCGCATGAGGTCTGCCGCACTCGCAGCATCCGGGGCTGTAGGATGAGAGAACCCAGCACTATCAGGAACGCCGCCTACAGAGATTCCTGGAGCTGCTAGGTTAACACGGCCATTTTGTCCAGCATAACCGGTCATTGTATAAGGGAGTTTGAAATCCGCAGGTGCTGACATATCTGTTGCTCACTAAGATTCAAGTTTTGGGAAAAGCGGCGCCCTCCCAAAAATCAGAACCCTGGATAGATGAACATTAACCTGATTGTATATATATTCCTAACTATTGTAACTGGTATTGGAGGCACTACAACGCTGTTTCAATCGGGGCGTGTGCTGGCCGGCCTATTATTCTTAGTTGGTGCAATTCTCTTGTTTGTGTTCTACGGTATGCGGTGGTTTGAAGGAGAGAAGGCATCCGGTAAACCAATGGATTGGCCTCCCGTAGTGAACACATGCCCCGACTACTTAACTTTTTTCAAACGTAGAAAGGATGGCGGTGCTCTGCAAAATACATGTATAGATACACTGGGTATTTCACGAAAGCCTGGGGCTCTTGCACCTTGGCCGGCAGGAACAAGTCCTGATAATGCTCCAGTCGATGATAGGTTTTATTTCAATCTTGATTTTGGTATTAGCAGCATTCCTGCTCTAAATACCGCACGTTGTGAAGCGGCTATTGCTGCAGGTGTCACATGGGAGGGAATTACTGATGGTGAAGTGTGCACATTCCCTGGTGCAGCCAATACTGCTACAGGCGGAACTGGTGATACCCCTAAATGTGTCCCGTGAGGGCGACGCGCCCTCACACTCCTCCTCCATGAATAGTGGTCGCTGTGCGACCACGGTTTATTATAGAGAAGTATGACTACAAATCTTCATTATACACCATCGCACCCCCCCCATGAATAGTATTTACGCTGTCCAAAAACTATTATAAATTATACGGATATTATTCATCCATATATCATCATTTAGGATATGATGATATAAAGAATAATCATAGTGCCGCGTGAGTTTAAGCCATAACAAGTATTAAGAACCAATATGGCTATCGCGACATCAACATTAACAAATACTGTCTGTCTTCATCCGCAGATTGAGGACAAATTCTCCACCTGGCTCAAGAATCGCCCAACACCTGCATTTCTCTGTGTCGGTCCACCTGGGATTGGCAAGACAACTCTCGTGCACCGTGTATCACAGCAAGAGGGATATTGGGCCAAGGAGCTAAATGCAAGTCATACACGAACTGGCTCCGCTTTTAGGGATATTATTCTACCACTACTTGAAAACAAAGGTATTTCTCACTGGGTCTCTCCTAAAACCCCTAATGGCCACATTGTAATTTTAGATGAAATGGACGGGCTTAGCCAAGGTGAACGTGGTGGCCTACAAGAGTTGCTCAAATATCTGCGAGATAATCGTAAAGATAAATGCACAGTTCCTCTTGTACTTATTTGCAATGAGATTTCTGGGCGCAAAATGCAGCAGATTTTGCGCCTCTGCGAAGTTGTACCTGTTGACCGGCCACGTGAAAACATTCTGCAAAAATGGCTAGGCCGTCCTCTCAAGCCATTTGAAAGCCAAATGGACTTGCGACAATTGCTACGAGGCGACGACGTGACAATTGAAAATTACAAAACAAGTGGCTCTCAAACAAATGCAGCCCTTAACATTGGAGCATCCGATGACGACCTAATTGATGAAACTCCTGAAACATATAACGCATCCTGGTTCAGTCTTTATGATACATGGGATGTGTATGGTGAGCTGGAATTGGAGACAAAAGACGCGAATTTAGCCGGCCTCTTATTTCATCAAAATCTTCCAGGGCGTTTAGTGGATGACCCGCAATCATGGCTACATTATAAAAAAATTCACTCAATGTGCAGTGTAAGTGATATCGCCGATTATTGGGCATTTTTCCATCAGTGTTGGATTTTACTAAATATTTCCAATAATTTTAAACTAAAATTCCCAAATGAATATCTACAGGGTGTGCCATTCAAAGGAGAAATACCACAGCCACAGTCACTCGAGTACACCTGGGTATTAACCAAGCAATCTGCTTTATTTAATACATGGAAGGAAATGCTGCGTCTAAATGAACAATCAGGTGTCGGCCTGCGACTAATATCTGACTATGCGGCAATGATGCCAGCGGGTAAATACACAGCGGCAATTGCATTGGCTCCGACGAGTGGAGTTGCAGTCGCACCAACAAGAGTTACAAAACGAGCTGCTTCATCCAAATGATTAATAAATCTAAAGAATATATATATATATATATACTTATATATTATGAAAGTTCTCTTAGTAACATTGGCTGTTGGTAAGCAATATTTAGAATAATATAATACGTTATTTCGCAAAAGCCATGAAGAGTATGCACAAAAATGTGGCTATGATTTTAAAGTAATTACAACATTACTTGATACAAGTATTATTCATAGGGATGTTATATCATTTAATAAAATTTTAGTGTGTAATCAGACGTGGTCCAGTGATTATGATTATATTATATTTATTGATGCCGATATATTAATAAATAAAGAGGCCCCTCCACTAAATTTTGATGAGTTAGGGGACAATATTGGAATTGTGGATGAGTATTCGCAGCCTACAACGGATCGTAGATTAAATATACAAAAAAGAATGGGATGGGAAACAAGTGCAACTGATTATTACAAATTATGTGGATTAGAATTACAGACAACACAAGTATTTAACACTGGTGTAATAATAATGCAGCCAACCAAACATGCTGTTTTTTTAAAAGGAATATTTGATAAATATGCAAATAATGCTATTGGTCATAGACGTGGATTTCATTATGAGCAATCATGTATTGGGTATGAACTTCAAAAGAATAATATGTTTAAAATAATTGATAATAAATTTAATGCTCTTTGGGCGTTAACAAAATGTGATAATATTGAACAATTATCATTACAACAATATTATAAGAAAAATTATTTTATACATTTTGCGGGTAAAACAGATTTTGACAAAATTCATACAATCATACGCTAATACGCTTCATTTTCATGAAGCATTTGTACAACGGTTAATGGTCCTTTACGACCTAACCGATGTGCACGCCCAATAATCTGTTGTCGCTCATTCGGCGACATATTACCATGATATAGGACAACGTGTGTAGCCGCCTCTAAATTCATACCAGTTGCAAAATGTTCACTATTTAGCAGAAGAACATTTACAGTACCTTCGCGGAATTTTTCAATTAGACTATATATAACATCCTTATTGCCTTTGACATGTGCAACTTTTGCCTGACTAGCCTCAAGTGTTTCGACAATTGTGTCAAATGGATTTTCATGGCGACTAAAAACAATAAAGCGCCCGTTTGGATTTGCCTCAATGAGTTTGAGAAGAGCCACTGGTTTATCAAATAGGGTTGCATCAATAGGTGCTGCTTGTTTTTTAGAAGGAGCAGCTGCCTTAATCACTTTAAGGTCGCCAACTTTCAGTTGTGCGCGGCACATAGGGCAGGCAGGGCGTTGTTTCAACGATTGTAATATACAAGAGCCGCAAAATAGCTGTTTACAGCATGGGACACATGTCGTATTTGTATAAGGCTCATAACAAATTGTACAGTTATCTTTATCTATTTCATGAATGCGTTTTTCAAAACTTGTGATTTGTTCTTTTAGGGATGTAATTTTTATTTCAAGTGCTGAAAGGGCTGCCTCTTTTAGTGCAGCGGTTGAGTATTCAAGACCCTTCTTAAATTCAAGCGTCGATTCCAAACGGCGCAGCTCCTTCTGCTGATTCATTGTAACCGCTTCAATTAATGACATTGGTGTTGATTCTGGAACTCCTAATTGTACAAGGGCACCTGAAATATCGCCTGCATGTATCATTTCATTAATATGGGATGAAAGGAGGGTGTCAACCAATTTATGTTGTCCATTTCCTTTGCATTTAATGACATCAACATTGATTGCAGGTAGCGCCAGACTCATATTACGGAACTTATCCGTTGTTCGCAAGACAAGCAAATAACGTTGCGGATGTCTATTCAGAAATGCGCTGAAAAATGCAATGGATGTCCAGCGCGAGTCAATAATATATTGAGACCGTTGTTTTATATTAGGGGCAATAAAGTTTGCCTTAAAATCATCGTGGACGGCATCAAGATTTATATCACCATGGCTGATATAATAGTCGAGAGTCGAAGTTGATATATATGTTGTTTGGGAAGAGATGCACGGAATCCATGTTGCACTAATGAACCAAACAAAATCTGCGTGGAGTTGTGCTTTATTACGAGAGATTTGTATATTATCAACTTCGTCTATAAATATTCGTTTCCAGTGTATATTATAGGTATTTGCAACAGTTTGTAGGTCATCATAAATGGTATTGGAGACAAGGACCGCATCTGCTGCTGCCATTTTTTCGGCTGCCACTTTTTCATCATTTAGGAACGTCCGTGATTTACAGAATGCTACTTTGAGTGTTGTCTGTGTTGTAATATATTCACTCCACTGCCTATATAGACTATGTGGAACAATAATCAGTGTACCAGTTAGGGCATGTTTTTGTTCACCAGACCATGTAGAATAGAGATATGGTGTCGAATGTTTATGGTAGTAAGCGGGAGATGGTAAAGTCTTTGTTTTCATACGCGCAATATGGCCAAGAACAGTTAGAGATTTGCCTGCACCGACTGCGTCTCCAAGGATAGCGTAACGGGAGTAAAATGTTGTTCCATCAGGGGCTGCAACTCCACTACGCAGTTCAGTTTCAAGGCGCTCCATTCCTGCTAAAAGGGCTGTTTGATGTGGCTTCAAGGGGATTTTAATTTCTGCGGGTGCATCTGCTCGTTCTGATTGCTCTGTTAGTGAGCGCTCATATGCTTTGTTTATTGAATTAATGAGTTTTAGTTGATTATAATCATAATAATTGTTATTGTTATTATAAGGTAAATATTCATTTGCCACTTCTACGACCTCCTCATTATCTGACATCAAAATAGAATCTATTATGATTGCTAGATATAACTTTAGGACAGTTAGGTGGCTGCGGCATTACTTAAACTAAGGTAAAATTCACGATGTGCGGCGGAGCGTACAAAGTCCTTAAGTTTTAGGCTCGTTTCGCGAAGTAGTGGGTTGCCACTTGCATCACGAATGCCTCGTTTATCAAATGTATTATTTGCATGGCACATAACAAGCATTGTTTTCATAGGGTCTAACTGTACCATGTCATGAATATATTCTTCGAGGAAGGATTTTTCTTCGGCAAATTTTACCGTTTCATCATATGTATGTTTACGCGCGTACTCGCGGCGAACAGCCATTGTACCATTTGTTGCGTGCTTTTGATGTATTGGGCCATAGGAGTAGATTTTCTTATTATCAAAATAATAGAGATAAATGAGAGATGAGCCTGCCAATTGTACGCGAGGGTGGCGTTGGAGAGATGTGACGGCATGTTGGACACGGTCAGGAGAATAGAAGTCGTCGTCGTCCATCCAGACAAAAATATCACCCTTGGCCTCCTTCATAAGTGCATTACGCTTCGCACCAATTAGAGTGTGTTCCTCTTGTCTAATATAGCGGATATTAGGGATTGTTTTAGCTGCTTCTGCGAAGAGGTCTGCGACTGGCTCGGGGCCATCGTCAAGAATAATCCATTCCATGCGGTCTTTGGGATACGTTTGGCTTTTGTAGCATGTGATAATGGAGGGGATGAATTTGCGGCGATTGTAGGTGGGTGTTAGGACAGAGACAAAGGGTCGCGTTCCAGGATGTGACATTTCTTATTCTTCTTCTTCAGATAAATTTAGGTTGTTATTAGACTCGTTATTGGTGCTGATGGAAGAATTGTTGTTACTTCCAGAGCGTTCACTATTTGCATTATATCCAGAGCGTTCACTATTTGCATTATATCCAGAGTTTCCAGAGTGTGAGGGCCTTCCTAGAGGATTTACAGGTAGTACAGGAGCTGAACCTGCTGCTGGTGCTGCTGCTGCTGCTGCTGCTGCTGCTGCGGCTGCTGCTGCGGCTGCTGC